CGTTTGCATCATTCCGGCCAGATGGCGTTGTCGGAACAGGTGCAGCGAGCCGTGTCAGGCCGAGTGAACAACACCATCACCCTGTCATCAGTCAAAAGCCCTGGCCCGATTGAGCAATGCAGGTGCATGGTCGTCGCCGCTGGTATGGCAGCGAAACCCCAAACCCATGTTCGCCGGCCAATGATGGGCACCGCTAACTAGTCCACAAAACACACCCGAAACGGTGTTATTGTGGTGTTGTGGGTCTGTTTAGAAGCAAACCAGCGCCGGCGTTCGGCGTGTCCGAGGTAAAAGCGTCTGCGGGTGCGGCTGGCAGGCCCGGCACGTTCAGCAGTTACTACGTCGGCAGTTCTACTGAGCGTGCGTTATCGTTGCCCACTATCAGCCGCGCGGTCGGCCTGATCACTTCGACGATCGCCAGTCTTGATTTGCGCACCTATACGCTGCAATGGGATGGCGACAAATACGAGAAACAGTATGTGCCAGGCGAATCGTGGATGACCCGTCCTGACCCGAACGTCAGCCGGCAGTTTGTCATGTCGAACACCGTGAAAGATTTGATGTTGACAGGTCGAGCGTTTTGGTGGGTGTCTAGTCGTTACTCCACAGGGTTTCCAGCGTCGTTCATGTGGCTCCCGGCCCACCAAGTTGACACACCAAATCAGCCTGGCCCCGAATGGTTCGGAGAAGCCACAGAAATCAACTTCAACGGCGTCGAACTAGACCCCAACAACGTCGTACAATTCCTGTCGCCCCTTGACGGCATGATGTGGACAGGCGCCCGAGCCATTGACATTGCCTACCGGCTCGACGAATCAGCGAAACGATTCGCGTCCAACGAAATCGCTGCCGGCTACCTCCAGCAAAAAGAAGGCGAACCTCTGTCAGGTGAGGAACTGTCAGAGTTGGCTGCAGCATGGTCACAGGCCCGCAAAACCTCGGCGGTCGGCGCACTCAACCAGCATGTCGAGTGGAAAGAATTCAAATCAAACCCCTCTGACTTGCAGTTAATGGACGCCCGCGAATACGCCAGCCTCGAGTTGGCTCGCATCATGCAAGTCCCGCCGTGGCTCGTAGGTGTCGCCGTCGGGTCAATGACGTATCAGAACGCACAGCAGGCACGCCAAGACCTGCTGACGTTCGGCGCTTCACCGTTCCTCACCTGCATCTCCGAAACCCTCTCGTCCGACAAAATCGTTGCAAAAGGGAAACACATCGAATTCAACACCGATGCTTACCTAGAAACCGCCGACATCATCACCGAAACCCCTAGAGGAGAACCCGACGAATGATGAGATTCACCGCACAAGCCATCAGCCTCGATGCAGCAGCCGGCGATCAACCTCGCACCATTTCCGGCATTGCTGTGCCTTACGGTGTGAACGCCAACACTTCGACAGGTGTGAACGTTCGCATTGAGGCCGGCGCATTACCGACAGAAGGCGCAGCCCCGAGGTTGCTAGCAGAGCACGACGCCAGTCGCATCGTTGGCATGGTCGTTGCTCGCGAGGAAACAGACGAAGGCATGTTGTTTACCGCTGAGATTGCTAGGACTCGTGACGGTGACGACATTGTTGAACTGTTGAAGATGGGCGCCTACGACAGTGTTTCAATCGGTATTGAACCAACCGACGTTGAGCAAGACGGCAGAACTACCGTCGTGAAAGCCGCCAACTGGAAAGAACTATCTATTGTGAGTGAGCCAGCCTTCCAGGCGGCCCGCATCACCGAAATCGCCGCATCCGCAGAGGATGAGGAAGCCGACACCGAAACATCAACCACTTCCGAGGAGGAAGAATCCATGCAAGAAAACACCCCTGAGGTCGTGGAAGCAGCAGCCGAGCCGACCCCAACACCAACAGTCTTTGCACAGCCAAAGAAGTTCACTCTCCCATCAGCGACAGAATGGGTTGCTGCAGCACTCGAAGGCGGCCACCGCTGGCACCTTATGAACGAACAAATCACCGCTGCAGCGCCAGACGTCAGCACCGCAAACAACGACGGTGTGCTGCCTGAGCCAATCGTTGGCGAGGTGTACAACAACTATCTGGCACAGCGCCCAGTCGTTGACGCGTTCGGCGCCAAAGGGATGCCAGGCTCCGGCAAAGTGTTCATTCGTCCGTCAGTGTCAACCCACACCAGCATGGCTGCACAGTCAGCCGAACTTGCCACGCTTCAGGCCGGCGAGTTCCAAGTACAAGAAAACCAAGTAACGAAAGCCTCATACGGCGGCTACGTCACCGTTTCGGAGCAGGTCGCAGACTGGTCATCACCCGAAATCATCGGTCTCATTCTTACCGACATGGGTCGCGTCTACTCGCAGACCACCGACAATGTTGCAGCGGACGCCCTCGCAGCAGGCGCCACCACCACCAGCAACTTCACCGCAGCGAACATCGGTGACCCAACCGAATGGCTCACCTGGCTTTACGGCGCTGCCGGCGACATCCTCACCGGCGCAGGCAACGGAGGCCACCTCCCCACTCACCTGTTCTTGTCTGCAGCAAACTGGGAAGCCCTCGGAAAACTCGAGGACGGCTCCGGCCGGCCACTGTTCCCGATGGTGTCACCAATGAACGCATTTGGTTCCATGACGCCAGCGTCAGCACAGATGACAGCGTTTGGCCTCCAAGTTGTCGTTGACACGAACTTCGATAACACAGGCAACGGCACCATGATTTTGGGTGACACTGTTGGTTTCGAAATCTTTGAGCAGCAGAAGGGCTTCCTCCGAGTTCAGAACGCTCAGATTCGTGGCACCGACATCTCTTGGCTTGGCTACTTCGCCACGCTCATGTTGGACAGCAGCCGCTACGTCAAGGCTGCTTTCGTCTGATCGACGCATAAAGGGTAGGGGCACGTCATGACAACGTATGACATCACGCAGTCGTCGAGAGTTGACGGTTATGGCGTGCTCCAAACCCTTGAGTCGTTGCCTGCGATCCCGCTTGGCAACACGATCAACGTAGTAGGCAGCACCCGAGGTTTAGACGGCAACGGCCAAACAGTCTGGTCACTCGTCCAATACGAACTCGTCCGAGTCACCGACGAAGGCGAACTCGTATTTGACTACGACGTCTATCGACCGAATCAGATCATCTTCCCGAACGCCGGCGACGACCTTGCCTACGGTGTGGACACAGGTGAAGTGCGGTGGGAACCTGAACCGACATGGATCACGAGCGCCGATGTTGACGAGTTTTTAGGTATCTCTGCAGCAACAGCGAACGATACGGCCTACATCGCAACGTGTGTGTCGGCGGCCAACGTGTTCGCCTACAGGCGCCGATCAGAAGCCGGCTACCACGACGACGCTGACGCATCCCCCAACGGCGCCGTCACACTCGGCACCACCCTCTACGCTGCGGCGCTCTACCGTGAACGTGGCTCAATAGATTCGTTTGCGTCGTTTGATCAGATGGGTGGCGCTACACCGTTCGGTTCGTTCGCTCGCATCATGCAACTATTGGGCATCAACCGGCCTCAGGTGGGCTGATGGCCGCCACAGGCATCCTCGCAGCCGCCTATAGCAGCGTCACGACTGCGTTGGCTGATGCTGGGCTGGTCGTCGTCACCGACCCGCGCAACGCCAGGCCACTCAGCGTTTTTTGCGAGTTACCGACAGGCGAAGCGTTTAACGAAAACATTGTTGACGTGACGATCAGGCTTCGAGTGTTGGCGGCCCCACCAGGCAACCAAGACGCCGCCGACTACCTGCTGACCACGTTCGACACCATCCACCAACTGCAAACCATCGCAGTCGTGGATTTCACACCATCAACAACCCAAGTGGGGGAACAAATCGTGCCCTCATACGACATCACCGTCAGACTCTCGACAAGGAGAAACTAACAATGGCAACCACCACCGTTTTGAGCCAACCGGCTCTACTCATCAACAGCGTTGATTACAGCGACCAGTGCACCAGCGCCACCGTCACGATCAACTTCGAATCATTAGAGGCGACGTCATTCGCTGATGGTGCACGGAAGTACACCGCCGGCCTCGGTAATCATGAGGTGTCATGCACACTCATGCTCGCCTACGGCACCAGCGAAGTCGAAGAAAACCTCGCAGCACTCGTAGGCACCAACACCGACGTCGTTATCTACGCAACGAGCAGCACCACCGCATCGGCAACGAACCCTGAGTACACCTTCACCGGCATGTACCTCGAGAGCATCACACCGATCAACGGCTCGCTCGGAGAACTCCAAACCATAGATTTGTCATTCGCAGGCGGAACCTACGTTCGCTCGGTCACACCCTGATAGTTAGCGCAGAGCCGACATGCAACTAACTCTCAGTGTGGACATGGGCGAAGGCCCGTTCGAAGTATCAACAACGCTTTACTGCTGGCTGTTGTGGGAACGCAAAACAAAACAGAAAGTAGCGAACCTGCAAGACGGCATAGGGTTCGACGACCTCGCCTATCTGGCCTATGAGGCGTGCAAAATCCACAAGATCGTGGTGCCTGCCGTGTACGACGATTTCTGCCGAAAAATTGTGACCCTTGAACTAGTGGACGGTGAAACCGAGCACCCTACCGAAGCGGCACCTACCGGCGACAACTAGCAGAGGTGCTGGTCGTTGTCGGCTGGTGGCCGCATGACATACCATTCGAAGCAGCAGACCTAGCCACCGTGGTGGACGTACTGAAAGAACAAAACAAACATGGCAAAAGCATCACTAGGCGTAGCCGCTGAGGCCGAAGGTGTTGCTGATGCCATCCGCACATTGGGCCGTGTCGATAAAGAACTCAAAAAAGAGTTAGTGCGCTCAATGAAAAAAGCGGCTGACCCGCTTGTCAACGAAGCCCGCAGCCTCGTCCCCACCGCCAAACCGCTCACTAACTGGTACGGCTGGAAAGGCGGCTACACGCCAGGCAAGGTGAAGCGTGGCATCAAAGTGTCACAACGCAACACCGCGCAACGCACACGCTCCGGCCAACAGCAAGAAAAAATCAAACTATTGGCACTTGTCCAGACGAACGCTGCAGGCGCCATCTACGACATGGCCGGCAAGGCTGGCGGTGCAGGCAAAGGCTCAGAGAACGCCGCTAGAGGCCAGGCGATGATCAGGAAACTTGACGAGAGCCGCACAGCGTCACGAACCTTGTGGCCGGCAGCCGAGAAACGTCTAGGTGATGTGCAGGATGCTGTGATAGCCGCTATTGCTGACGTAGAGGACACGATCGACAGGGAGATGCGCTGATGGCTATTACCGTCCCAATAATTTCCGAGTGGAACAAAAAGGCGTTAGACAACGCACAAAAAGACCTCAACACGTTCTCGAAGAAAACGAAAAAGTCGTTTGACGGCTTAGCGAAGGCTGGACGCAAAATCGGTTTAGGTTTGGCTGCTGTCGGTGTTGGCGCCATTGCTGTCGGCAAAGACCTGATTGAGGCGGGTGAGGCTGCAGCCACGTCAAACGCACGCATTGACCAGATCGCCGATTCGATGGGTGTGTTTGGTGACGAAGCCAAAACAGCAACAAAACGAATCAAAGACCTCGCCAACGAAATCGCACGCAAAACAGGCATAGATCAAAATCAAATCAAACAGGCACAAGCCACGCTGCTGACGTTCTCTGAGATCGCTGAAACAGCCGGCGATGTTGGCTCATCGTTTGATCGTGCTACCCAAGCCTCGATTGACCTTGCTGCTGCAGGTTTCGGCACTGCTGAAACGAACGCTGTGCAACTCGGCAAAGCGTTAAACGACCCGATTACCGGCCTCACAGCGTTAACACGTTCAGGTGTTACGTTTACCGAAGAACAAAAAAACCTGATCGCCTCACTGGTGGAATCAGGCAACACCCTTGAAGCCCAAAACATGATTTTGGGTGCGATCGAGCAGCAGGTGGGCGGCACAGCAGAAGCCACCGCAAACTCCAGCGACAAAATGGGTGTCGCGTTCTCGCAACTTCAAGAAAAACTAGGCCAAAAACTGTTGCCAGTGTTCGAAAAAGTCACCAACTGGGTCATTGACACGCTCGTGCCAGCCCTAGAAAACGCCTACAACAAAATTGTGCCAGCGTTCCAAAATGCTTGG